GATGCACTCGCTGCAGGCCCCCGCATCCGCATCGGGGTAGTCTACCTCATTGCCGCATGCGCAAAACAAGCTAGCCTCATTTTCGTCCATCTTCGTATCCCCTCAGTGGCCCCCAGTGGGCCCGGTTTATTGTTTATACTAACGGTTTAGTTAGGGCCGCTCGAGTCCCCTCGGAGGATCGTGCGGCCCCTGCTAAGCAGTTAGCGGGAGTGCGTGTCGCCCGCCGCCACTGCGCTACGAAGCGGGCCTACTTTTACGCTAAGCTCATTCGCCAGCGCGTCTGCTCGGTCTGCGCGGCGGTTTAGACTGACCGATATTGGTGGCAGATCGTCGTGCCCGACCGCCCAATTCCGCGCCCCCTCTCGTTGACCATCGGCGAATTCGCGTAGAGCGATCAAGGAAATTATATTATCTTTTCGAGTCTGCTCGCTGTCCTCCCGCTGCTCTGCTTGCCTATTCTCTTCTTCCACGCGGCCGTCCCACTCACGACTCAAAGTATCGTGATCTTCGATGGCCTTTCGGAGAGCGTCGACACCGCTAAACGTAAGGGATACAAAGGTGCTGCTATCTCCTACCCCTGCGGCGATGGTTACGCCCGTCAAGCTGCCCCTTGCCCGGATTTCCTCGGTCTTAAAGCCCTTACCGGAGTCGCCGTTAAAGGTGCCGCTAAGGTCTCGGTGTGCTTTTTCCTGTTCTTCACTGGAGTGTGCTCGTGCTTTGCTTCTCATGGTTTTTTATTCCTCTCGGGCGATTCCGCCCCGCTGGTGGAGTCCAGACTCTACGGTAAATGGAGCGAAAAGTGAAGCAAATCAGCTACTTATTATCGGGCCCGATGTCGATTTATTCGTGAGAGTCGCTCCAGGCTTTCCCCTCGGGTGGGAGTCGAAAAATAAAGGTCCGACACCCCGCCGCGCGTCCGCATCCCCCGCATCCCCCGCGGTCCCCGCATCCCCCTCGGGGCCCCTGTGGCCCACTGGAGGTGCTGAGGGCTTAGGGGATCCCGACCGCCACCCCGCCACCCCGCCCCCCCGCTGTGGCCGTTCGCCGCCCCACGCGCTAAGGTGGAGCGTGCTCGCCCCCTGCGGCCCGAGGGGACCAGGATGTCCCCTGCGGGTATCGGGCCCTTCCGGCGCCCGTATGGGGGGAAATCGCCCGGAGACGTATTACGTAAGGGTGTTCAATCGGGGACAATGAAATTCCCCAAAACCCCCTCCTACCCCCAGCGTCCCCAGCCACCCTTCAGCTCTATCAGCGTGGGGGTTACTATGTAGGTCTGGGCGTTGGCCCCTCCAACAACCCCAAGGGGTGGTGCGGGCCTCTGGGGATACCAGACCTCGATGGCCTCGATGGCCTTGATCATCTTGAGGGTGGGCTTGTACTTACGTAGGGTCTTCCTGTTCTTCACAACGTACCTCTAAGGTCCTAGGATCTCCTGTGCGAGGACTTATTCATTCTTGGGTAGGGAGGGTCCAGTTGGTGCGCGAAGGCCGTGCTGGTGTACTCAGGGCCCTCTGAGTCAATAGGGGGTCAATAGGGGGTACCAGGAGTTAGCGGCAGGCCGCGATGAAGGTGGAGCCGGTAGGTACCTCTTCATCGCAAGCTATGATGTGCTCCGCGCCGTCTCTAAAGGTGGCGGTCAACTGACAGTCCATGCTGACAAGTAACGTGCAAGTGTTATCGCCGTTACTGAACCCAGACTCAGAAACAACCCAAACAGACATATCATATAGGCCCTCGACAAAGCCCTCGTCGTACACGCTAAACCCGGGGCTGTAGTGTTTTGGCGTAATCGCCTGCGCGAGAGTAGCGGTCGCGATCAGGATCATAATTGCGATTAAGTACCTCTCCATGTTTCGTCCTATCATTCTGGAACCACACAGGTCGAGAGCGCCAGGATTTGACTGGCATCCAACGCCTCAGAGAAGATTGAAAACTCATCTATTCCGCCATCGACGCCCCATGTATTCACCGCCCCAATGGACAGCCCGTTCCCTAAGTTTCCGATGGTCGATGAGGTTCCCGTTCTTTCAAAACCTAACACCCCATTTTTGTAGATTTTATGAGAGGTGGGTCCGTCGTAGACGTAGGCGTAATGAGTCCAAACACCGTCCGCGTCCCACTCCAGCATATCCGTTCCAGCAAGCCACGCACAGTTGACCGAAGTGTCCGCGATGAGATTCGCGCAAAGATGCGAGTCATAAACAAAGGGGGTGCCATCACTATCCCAAGGGTTGCCGGTAAGCTCGAACTCGAACCCCTTGGATACAAGATAAGTTCCAAATGAACTTTTACCGTCCAGCTTAACAAATATCGAGAGGGTAAATTCGTTGTCGCCTGAATAGTCTTCTTCCGTTGCGTCGACCGCTTTCACAAAACCCCGGTGTGCCGTTCCCGATCCGGTAGATAGATCGTAGTAGGCGCCTCCGGTTTGGCCCGGACCACCAGACGCAACCAGAGTGCCACAATACGGTCCTATGAAAGCGGTGCTACATTGAATCTCATGGTTAGCAGTAGGACTAATGCTCGCCGCCTCGCTTGAACTTTCATGATATATTGTGGAACAGCCAAACCCACACCCCGCTGTCCTGTCGACGCTGTTGAAATTGTAAGCAAGAACCGGCGTAGGGAGATCGCCGCCGAAGTCACAGTCTGCGAAGGCGTTGCTGCTGTTCGCGATGTTTATCGACGGCCAACCGCATAGCGTTGGCAAGAGCAGGAGCAGCGCGAGGAGGTGAACTCTCAAGTCATGGACCTCCATCGACCCAGACACCCGAGCTGCCGAGTGCGAGCCAATTCGTAGTGTCGATCGCCAGTAGGCAGATGAAATCACCACGCGCACCGGGCGAGTCAATCGTGTCTCCGGCATCGAGATCGACTCCGTTTAGTACGATCACGTCCGCAGCATCGACATCGATCGTAAGGATCGCCGTCGCATCCAAGTCATAGAAGCAAGCACTAGCGCCAACTCCGATCGTACTGATCTCGGGCAGCGTATAGGTCACGATGGCCGTATTGCTTGCAGTGTGCCAACTGCCGCGCATCTCGTGGGCCGTTGGTGTGTCGGTCGTTGCGGTCGTCGCCACTACATCGACTTGTCCTCGCAACGTCCCACCACCCGATACAACCGGACCATACTTGATACTCTCATTAGCCCACGTCGTGTGGGCGAAGGATAGTATACCGATTGAAACCAAGGCTAGTGCCTTAGTTATTGCTGTGTTCTTGAGCTTTGCAGACATGGGTATACCACTCATTATTGTTAGATTAATTGTTGGACGCATTGCCTTCACAGCGTACTTCCCATCGGACTTGGTCTGCATCGGTGGTCCCACCGGAGGCTATACGTATGTACGTGGCGCCTAGTCCCTGAAGGAATACATCTGCCGCCGTAAACGCTGCTAGACCGAAGTCGTCGCAGGAGTCGTCATCGTCATTGTTTCCTGGGCATATCTGGACCTGTCCAGTCACCGTACTGTCAATACCGTCACCATCAGCGTCGATGTATTGAAAGATGTCGACATGGGAGCAGCGGCCGACATGTAGTATGGAGGTCTCATTGGTCTGCGTAACCGACTCAGCGCACGCACGCTCACCGGGGGCGAGGGTGGTGATTACTGGAGTCGCTTGTAGATTGTGATCGTTGACCGTGCCCGACTCGTTACAATGCGAGATCCACGCTTCACTATCCGCGGAGGCCGCCCCGGCGACGAGCAAAACGCCGAGGATAATTGTGAGGGACTTCATTTGTTGTTCTCCTAGGGGCGCATTACCTGTGCCCAGTTCTTTTTTGATATTGTCTCTGGCTGAGACGGCTTCCACACAGAGACTCCATTAACGAAGTCCTCCAGCATTTGGTCGACACGCTCCGATTCTCTGTCGGTAGCTTCTATATTCACGTCCCTGGACATCCTACTGGTACACCAGCGGACAGCACCGGCGAATGCGTCGATGTGATCGTCGTACTTGAGGCTACCGCGCTCCCGGGTGATCCGGGTGAGCTGGTAGAAGGGGGTCTTCAGGACCGCCTCGTGATCCCGCGCTTCCGTTCGGTCCCCAGTGGCCTCCTCAAGCAGTGTCTCGTCGAGGATGATCCGGTGGGACGCGAGGGCTGGTTCAAGGTTGTCACAGATCCGTAGTTCCTTCTGGCCTGTGACGTGGTCATCCTCGATACCGATGCCGCCCCCAGAGACCCTTGCGAGGACTGGCTGGAGTAGGCGGGCGTACATGCCATCACCGAAGTTAGACTCGATGACGATCTTGTCGACCTTCTCCTGCTTGGCGATAGTCGACAGTTTGGTCAGAGTTTTATCGTCGTATCCTCCCACGAGGCCGCCCCACTTGCGGACCACAATCATACCGTGCAGGTACTTGACCACGCAGTAGCCGGTCTGATCCTTACCGCGGCCCGAGGGGTCGATGTAGAGGAGTGAGAATTCGTAGGGTGACCACTCGTCGGCGGCGAACAGGGCTCGAAAGAACCGGTCGCCCGTGAGGCCCACTAGGGGGATGTGCCCCATTTCCTGGTCTTCGCCCCGGCCCCACACGTACTTGTCCGGGCAGATGTCCACGTCAGTTCGCGCAACGATGAAATCAGCGAGCTTCAGTGGGTTCTTGTCAGTATCGGCCAGCGTAGTATCCAGTTGGAACTGGAGGGCATAGCCGGCTGCCCCGTATTCTAGGCGCCGCTCTTCTAGTTCAATAGTACCGAAGCGTGTGGGCTCGGTCGGTATACCGGCTGGGACGCCATCGGAGAGCATTTTTACAATGCAGGGGCCCAGACAGCCACCGTACGTTTCGATGGACTGGGGGACCTCTGCGGGCCACACCTGCAGCTCGTAGCCACGGTCTGGGAGGTGGGTGTACATGGAGTCCTCGACCTGTGGTGTCCCCAGGAAGACAATACCGCCCTCGGTCCCCGCCTGTGCGGCTGGGGTGAGGATGGCTCCACCCATCTCGCTGACGAGCGTTAGGAGCTTCTCCCGTTGGGCAGCGGTTTCGGAGTTGTTCACCACCTCGACATCATCGGCGATGACGTAGTCGGCGCGGGAGCCGGTCATCTGGCCCCTGATACCCACCGATTTTACTGAGGGTGCGTGGGAGGGTTTACAGCCGCGGACGTCGAAGGCCACATTGGCTACTCGATCCCCTTGGTTCCTAGAGGGTTTCAGGTACTGAAGGACCGGGACTTCCCAGATGAGGCGCTTGGTGAAGATCGAGAACGAGTCAGAGCGTTCTTTGGAGGCCGAGACCACGAGGACCTTGACCTCCCTGTTGCGATACAGAAGCCAACAAACGAAGGCTGCCGTGATCCAAGACTTTCCAACGCCCCGAAACGCTTCGACGATAATTCGCCGGCCGCCGTGCTGGAGAAACTTAGCCATGTCCAACTGTACGGGAGTTGGATCGGGCAGCCCAAGGAAACGCCACACGTATATGAGGAACAGAGGGAACGATTCCCTGAGCTTGTCTTCAGTCACCTAAGGCCTCCTTGGCTGCCCCCACGGAACACCCCCTCTGCGCCCGTAGGGAGAGACAGACGCAGAGGGGGCGGACCAAGGCGGGGGAGGGACCCGCTGGTCTAGTTGAGCATAGCGGGGTCTATGTCCTTTAGGGAATCGAGGACCGTATCGCCCACTGGGGTTGGTGAGAATCCGAGGGTAAGGGTGCCGCCGGCCTCCTTGAACATGGACCGAAGCTGCCCAATATCGGCCGCGGAGGCTGAGCCTTCCGAGACCTTCGCCACTAGGAGGCGGGCTGCTTCGCCCATACCCTCTCCGAGGATCTTGAGCATGTCTTCGTTGGTCATGTCTACCGCTTTCGGCTAACGCAGAACGAAACGGTCAGCTCTGCTGCTGCTGCTGGATCAGAGGCGCCGTCGCCGCTGTCTACAACAACCGTGAGGCCGTTACCAGCTTCGATGACGGGACGATGGGCGAAGGATGTGTCCGTACAGGACGTGGCCGTTCCCAAAATCTCACAATGGAGGGTGGTGTTTGTGGCAACTTCTACGAGGTAGATGTCCCACGTATCGGTTCCGGCGGGAGCAACATCAACAGTTGCGCGGAGGCCCCAAGCAACAAGGTCAACCGGAGCGGTCCACTCGTCTTCGTCGGCAACAGTCGTCGAGAACGAGCCATCGGTGAGGTTGATCCAATCGTCCGTAGCCTGAGCTTCGGTCGGGTTGATGGCTTCTGCAACAACCTGACAGTCGAGATCGGAGTCGGCCAGGGCCGGTACGGCAATCGCGAGGATCGCCAGGATGGTGGTGATGAATTTCATGATGTTCGGTTTCCTTTTGATTGCCGACTACTCGTCGACTGGGGTTATGGCGGTACCAAGGCCGCCGATGCCGGTGAGTACTCCACCGACTACTCGTGAGGCTTCACGCACAACCCCAAGGGTCATGTCCTTGAAGAACTCTGAAATATGCCCGCCTTCGATATTGCGGCAGATGTCTGCTGAGCCGAAGCTGAAGCCCACGCCCTTGATATCACAAGCGACGATGGTCTCGCCATTGATACCTTCAAAGGCATGAGGGGTAGACACGCCAGCAAAGCCAGCGCATCCGGTGCTTGTGGTCATCAGTACAAGCAAGGCACCAAGCCCAATCCTCTTCAGTAGTTTTGTTGAGAGGTCGTGCTCACTCCAGAACTTACCGATGGCGCTTGCCAGCCAGACAACAACGCCCATCCATGCCGTGGCTTCTGCCGTCGACATGTCCGTAGCGTAGGACTGGAGGAAGAGCCAGACTAGGACGCCGGGTCCGCCGTTCTGAAGATTGTGAACTGTCTGTGAGCGGTGCCCGCCCTTTGGATCTGATTTTGCCAAGGTGTAACCTCCTAAAAGAATGTGATCTTGAACCCGAAAGCGGACGCAATTGTGGTACTCGTGCCGATAGCCCAGTTACGAAACTGTTCCAGCTTGCGAAGACGCAGTTCGTGGTCGTCGTCGCGGGTGGCGAGAGTCCCTACCCGTTCGTCAATACGAACGAGGAGTTCTGTTTGCTTCTCTACGCTGAGCATCTATTCCCCTCCCCCCTCTTCTTCTACCAAGGGCGTATCTCGGTCGAAGGTGAAGCCCAGCGTCGAGTAACACGTCGCCAAGTTCGTGCCTAAGATCCCAAAAACCTGCTCGTTGAACTGCTGCGAATCATCGAGTTGCATCCTGAAGTGAAAGTGTTGGTTCTTATTGTTCGCGGTAACCCAGTTCGTGTTCAGGTTGCTCCCGCTAGCCAGATTGGCCGACCAGTCCAAGCTGTCGGTGTTGTTCGGTGCGATAGAAGGCCCATCGGTGGGACGTACCAGTCCCGAGTAATTACAAGTCCCCGAGTTCTGGGCCGACCATGCGGTTAGATTAACGATGGCCTGCTCGTTCGGCGGGCAGTAGTTCAGCGTGATAAACCTCTCCGCCTTAACGCCCGTACCCGTGTATAGAGTGGGAGCGCTCGTTACATCTAGAGAGTCACCTCCGCCCTTACCTTGCAGGAACCAAAACTCGTTAGGGCTTCCCAGCCGGTTCATGAACGGAACATAAGCGTCGATGGTCGTGTCGTCGATCTTGATGTAGCCGAGCTGGCGGTAGTAAACCCACGACGAGTCGCCGTCGATTGTATTGAAGGCGTCCCGAAGGTTAGATGCCTCCGTCGCATCGAGTTCATCGAACCCCGCCTCGACCTCGTCGTCCACGTTCCTCCCGATGATGAAGACCCGATACCACTGTCCGAGGGTCCTTGTCGCCACGAGCGACGAGGGGAACCCTCCGTTCCCCGAGCCCTTCGCGCAGGCGGCATCGAGTCTCTTGACCTTCGGAAGTCCGGGAACCGATAGGTCCGCAGCGTTCGTCACGTCCCGACACCGGCCCGCTTCGATCTGGATGCTGTTCAGTGGCAGACTGACGTCGTTCGCGGCCCTGGAGAGAGTCAGCCCGCTAATGAATCCATGCGGCAGCGTGGTAGCCGAGGCTGCTGCGTTGGTCTCAGAGGTGGCAGCGTTGGTCTCTGACGTCGAAGCCGCGGCTGCTGAGGCGGCCGCATTGGTCTCGGCCGTCTCGGCGTTGGTCTCTGCCAGCTCTGCCGCGGTTACCTGTGCCGCGATCGAGGCCTTTGTGGCAACGTCTGTGTCCGCGATGGGCGCGGCTACGTTGGTGATCCTCAGGCCGTCACCGTCCCAGTGGCCTCCAGATTTCCCCAGGCCCACGGCGAAGTCATTGTGTAGTTCTTCGACGATGTTCAGGAGTTGGAGCTGGGAGGTGTCTAGGTCGGTGTCGGTGATGGAGGCGCCGGCGACCCAATCGATCAAGGGGGTTGTGGAGGTTACACGGCGTATCTCGACATTGTCGGTGCCTACGCCCGGAATAGAGCCTGCCTCGAAGCGGATCGTGGTGTTGTTGAGGAATGCGTAGTCCGTACCGCCGCTGGTCTGGAGCACAGCGTCCACATACACCTCAATGAAGCTACGGGCTTGGTACGAGAACGTAATCACGAAATCATTCTGTGCTCCAGTACCGTCGTACATGTCGTTGGTTGTTACGTGCGCCATTGTGAGTTCCTATCGCCCGAGGGCTTTGTCGAGGTCGGCCGCGAGGCCTTTAGATTCGTTGTACTCGATCAGGGCATCTCGACCTTCCGTGGTCAGGGCCATATTACCTTTGCGAGTCTCAAGTTGGATGCGATTAGCAAGCCCACTATTCTCTTCCAGTTCCAGAAATTGTGCCACAGCTCGTCGCCGCTGTATTTCAAACTCACGGGCGATACGTCGGTGCTTCATACCCTTGTCACCCATCGGGGTATTGTCGGTCATGTTGTCCCAACTCGCCTTCGTCTCTGTACTACCGGGTTGGAAGATGATGTTACGGATGCGGGTCTTCAACGAAGCGCCGCCTTTTGGGTGAGCCATAATCTTCTGGAACTTGTGCTGCTGCTTCGGCGTCAACGGGATGCCGTTGATCTCACCGAAGTTCCGGTTCACGTTGTACGCGGGCCAGCCAAACTTGGCTAGTTCCACGTCGACTGCATCCGGGTTCTCCGTACCGGACTTGAAGTTACTCGTAAGGATATCGGGCCCCCAGGAGGTACTGTTGACCGACTGGTCGCCCCATTGGTCCAACTTAGCAACTTCGTCCATAGACTTACGCATGGCGAGTGTCCGCTCGAACAGGGGTGCGAGGATGTTGTAGTATGCCGGGGGTAGCTGAGCCTTGACCGAGGAGCCGAGGTGGACATAGGCGTCCGCCCAGAAGCCACCCTCTTTACCAGTAACGTCCACCGAGGACTTGTTGATCATAGTGGCGTCCTTGTACAACGCTCTGTCCCAACTGCGGGCCAGAGAGAAACCTGGGATCGCTGTGCGCTCTACGATCGATACGGCCTCTTGCGTGATGAACTGCCCCGGGTTCTCTAGGACCCGAGAGATGGTGCCCAGCCCCTCGATGGCCGTCTTTGATTCCAGCAACGTCGAGATGGCATCGAAGACTTCAAAGGCCAACTGCTGTGCCTCTTTGCCTTCGTTCTCTTGGACGATTGTGTACACGTCAGCCATGAGCATGAAGGGGCCGACCATCGGGTCAGCGCGGTCCAGAGCAACTCGCCCGCCGAAGCCATCCGGCACACTGTACGGGACGAACCCGGCAGCGATCTGCTGCTTACGCTTGTCCCAGTTGGTGGAGCCGCCCGAGGTGAAGTTACCCTTAGTGATGGCGTCCATCGCGACAGTGGCATAGCCGGCGGTCAGGGCCATCTTACCCATGGCCTTGGTGAAGTCACGGGAATCTGTTGTTCCCTTGGCCACGTGCTGGGCTACTTCAGATAGAGCGCCCGCTGGGGTGAAGTCACGTATGCCACCCACCGCGAGGTTGAGGGGTGTACGAACGAAGGGAGCGAACCAGCGTGACGCCGGGGCTGTCTTACGGAGCTGTAGGAGTCTGTCGCTGAAGAGCCGGCCGTGCTCGGTGAAGACGGCCTTGTCGGTGTAGTCTCGCGCCCCCTTGTTGAAGCCGTCGAGCGCCTTCAGGTACTTGATCTGCGCCGTATCGTTGGGGTCGGCCAACTCACGCAGCTCGAACCGCTTTGTGGTGTCTCGGTAGAGCTGTTCCGTCATCTCGTCGGCTTCACGCCCTAAGAGGCCGAGGCCGCGGACGTGCTCGTCAACGGTGGCCATGAGGTTGGCGTTGTAGTTAGCTGAGGCCCACAGTTCATCTGTAGCAGCCAGCAGTCGCGTGGGTGAGTCCAAGACGCGCCCAATGAAGTTCCAAGCCTGAACGCCCTTCATGTTCCTATTTCGCATGTAGGCTTCAAACTGCTTACGGTTCTTCCGGGGAATAACTCCCAAGAGCTGTCTGGTCGCGCCCTTCTTTTTGCTAAAGCCGCGGAACGGTGTAGCAAAGGGGACACCGCGGCCTACCAAGGACCCTACGGCCTCAGAGGTAAGGAGCCCAGGAGCGTGGTCCTCGGCCATGGCGCTGACTACCGTCTTACCGCCAGTGGCAGTGACACGGTGACCCTGCCGGAATGATGTCTTCACGGTGGGCGCTACGCCGGCCCCGCCCACTACTGCGAGCTTGAGGCCATGGCGGAGACCCTTCCAGTGCTTGGTTACTGCCCGCATCTCAGAGGTATCGAGGTTCCTGACGGCCAGAGCCGCTGACTCAGCAACCACCTGAAGTGGGTTCGTGATGAGTGCCTTGATGCCCGTGGTCGCGAAGTTGAGGACCTGCGTTGCAGGGCCCGATAGGGTGTTGTTCAGGAACAGGGTGAACATCATATCACCGAGTGTGTGCCTGTTGTAGGCGTAGTCCTTCAGGTTCGCCAGAGCCTGCTCGGGGGTTGTGGAGTCCCGCACAGCTTCAATAACTTCCTTGAGGCGCTTCGTACCCTCTTCACCCAACTCCTCGACACCTTCGTCGATGGACTCTTGTACTTCCTTACCGGCCTTGAGGATATCATCATGTGCCCCAGCGCTGTGGCGGGGGAGGCGGGCGGCACCGAGGCCGCGGCCAGTCTCACTGAGGACACCGTTGACTCGCTTGTCCAAGTAGCCGATGGTCTCAATAAGCTCGTTGATGTGGAGAACTGTCTCCGGTGGCATATCCTCGATGTCGATGCCCTGTACGTTGAGGTCGTTGATGATGTTCTCGACTTGCCGAGAGAACAATCGCTTGGTAGCCTCAACGGTATTGATCTGCTCGGCCAGCTCTTCGCCGGGGAGGAGGTCATCCAAAGCACGAGCAACGCGCTTCGGATCCCCACCGTGGCGAGCGACTATGTCTGCGGCGTACTTATCAGCGGACTCGGCCGTAGTGTGTAGCGGGATCGATTCACTGAGCTGACCGTGGATGCCAAACTTCTCGGCCGCGTTGCCCATCTGCTTCTGCATCGTCTTGAGGAGGAGCTTGATGCCCTCGTCAGTCGAGAGGGTGTGGCGGTTCTCCTGTCGGAAAATCGCGGTCAGGGCGTCGATGTATTGGTCAACATCACCAGACTCCAGTGCGGCTCGCAGGGCCAGCGAGGCCTCCGAGTCCAACACGAGGGCTGCTTCGCCTTCGGGGGTCCGGGCCAGTACAACGGGCTCACCCGGTGCGGGCGGCATGTTGCGGTCGGCCGCTTCGCCGAGGGCACGGTCGGTCGCGGTATCGTTGCGGCCAGCGTCCTTCAGGGCCCGTCGTTGGGCCTCGATGGTCCGGCCGTCCGAGGTGGTCTCAAGGGCCGCTGCACGGAGCGTGGCCTCATGGGCCTCCAGTTGCTTAGCGGCTGCTGAGGTCTCACTGCGGAGCTGCTTAAGGGTCTTGGCCTCGACGGAGTTAGCGAACGCTGCTCGGCCGTCGGTGGCCACATCGTCAGCCGCCGTGGCTACGCCTTCGAGTTTTCGCGTACCGGTCTTGGTGACTCGGGTGTAGACGGTGTTGCCAATGGAGAAGGCGCCGTCGCCTTCGAGCACTTCTTCGCCTGTGATCTTGTTGTAGAAGAAGTCGGCCTTGTGCGGGTTGAATCCCACCGGGACCAGCTCGTCGATGTCTGCGGGCATCTCGGTCGAGTGACTGAACGCGCCCTTGACCGTAGCTACTGGGGACTTCCTCTTCCCTTCCTTGAGGATCTTGGTTGCACCACTACCGACGCTGAAGCGGACAGGGCCGGTCAGGGTAGCTGTGGGCTCGTGGCCGAGGATCTTGCCAACACCAGTACCGCCCTTGGGACCGTGGACCGCTACACTGTAGAGGCCGTGGTTCTCGAAGAGGTCGATGTCGATGCGGAGGCCGACGTCTGCGGTTCCCTCTGGGATGTTCTCGGCAGCCTTCCCGACGTGCTGAATTTGGTTCTTCTTCATCTTGTCGAGCTGCTGCTCTTTGGTCGGGACCAAGTCGGTGTTATCAGCCAGATGCTGCGAGTTGACCGAGTCGGGGGAGACGGGCTCGCGGGCAGCGTCATCCCACGTACCGGTCTGCTCGTCGAACTTTGCTCGGACCCTGGGGCCCTTGGGGGCCGCGGGGGCGGCTGGGGGTTTACCAGCCGGATGGGCCATGATCTTAATGCCACCCCGCGTCTCTACCACTTCAAAGCCTCGACGGGCCAAAGCGGCCTCGCTGATATCGGAGGTGACAGAGAGGCGCATGGTAGCGTCAGGGGTATGCTCTAGGATCTCGTCGAAGCCAGCAATACCATCATCGATCAGGTCAGAGCCGACACCGGTACCTCGGTGTGCCGCATCAACGGCTACATCGAACTCGTAGTTACCGGAGCCGTTATCGAAAGCCCGCCACTGGGTACCGATGATAGTGCCGCCTTTGTCGCGGACAACGGCCGATACTTCGCGGTCTCTGGTTATGCCGAGGTCAGCTTCTCTTGATAGACGCTCTGCTGCTTCGCCTACTTCTTCACTTACATCGCCCAAGTCACCAAGGGCGTCCTCGACAGTGTGCTTGGGGCGGGTGCCGGCGGTGGCGCCGAAGTCGGCTTGCTCTGCGGGAGTAGCTACATCGTCGAGGTCGGTGCGATGGGCTGCGTCCTCGGCTTCGCGGGCGGAGAGGCGAGCGGCCCGTGCTTCTTCAGCGGCCTTCAGGGGCGCTCGGGCTGCGGCTTGGGTCTCGGCGTCTTCGAGCGCCGTCTCGACGAGCTGGAGCTGCTTGCGGCTGACGGCCACGTTGTTCGCGGCTTCGGCGATGACGGGATCTCCGGTAGCTCCGGGGGTGCGGGCTACGGCGGCGACAACATCACGCTCGGTCTGGAAGTATCCACGGAGGCTACCGAGGAGGTCCTTCGTTCGAGCGACGGCGGGCTTACCGTACTGGATCACCTTGGCGATGCCAGCGTCTGCGACGAAGGACACCAAGAGTCCCTCAGCGGTGTTCTTCGCAAAGCGCTCCGCAGCGTTGTCATCTTCGTCGATGGAGATCGCTCGGATGAAGTTGGTATCGGCGAGGCTGGACTCAGAGAACGAGTCCTCTATAAGGTTGCCGATGTTGCCCTGACCCTTCTCGACACCAGCGGCGTACGTGAGGGAGGGGACGGCGACCTTGGAGAGAAGGTGGGACATGAAGCCCCGGAGGGCAACAGCCTTGGAACCAACCACGGCCATGAAGATCGGGCCGGTGATGGACTCGATGATCTCCTCACCGGGGGTGTCCGCTTCTCCCAACACATTCTCGACAGCGCCCCGGATCGTGTCCTCTTGCGAGAGGTACTTAACGGAGTCCGTGACGAAGCGAGCAATGTGCTTGGCGCCTTCGAGGCCCGAGGCCGTCTGGAGGCCCAGCCGGTCAATGGTCGCGAGCTGGTCGGTCATGTCGAGCAGTTCCAAAGTGTTATCGACCATGTCGCCTGCTTCAACTGCAACTCCACGCCATGCCGATTTAGTGATGCCGATGTAGTTGCGCCACCCGTCATCGGGGGCCTTGAGGACCTGACCGAAGTCATCGCCCTCGGCCTGCCCAGCACGCGCTGGATCTACCACAGGGGCCCCCGGAGCCTCAGTGGGTGCCTGAGGCTCTACAATGCCCTGTGCCGGATCCGTTGGAGCTTCGGGGGTGCTGGGTGCTGCAGGGGCCTGAGGGGTCTCAGGGGATCCTGTGGGCGGTGTGAAGGTGGGGGCCTGGGCGGCCTCGGTGCTCTGCTTGAGCTTCGCATCGAGGAGAAACTTCTCATCGTAGTCCGCCTCGGCATTGGCAATGAGGTTCTCTTCGTCGAGCCTCTCATCACGGTTGGCCACGAGGTCGTAGGCTTGACTGGAGTTGTCATCCGGTATGAACCCGGCGGTCTCGAAGGGGACGTACTGGTCCGACGTGTCGGGGACGAGGGAGGCGCTGGCGGACTGCTGGGCCGCGAAACCTGAGTAGCGTTCCTGATGGGCGACGTTGCGAGGCGTGAGGGCAACCCAGTCCCCGGGGGTCCCATCGGCCTTTGGGGGCATACGGTACTTCCGGTCGCTCTCACCGAGGGCAGCCGCGAAGTCGCCGTTTCTGAGGTGGGCGTCCATCTTCACGTACTTGGCTCGCGCTTCGGGGCTGAGGTTGTAGGAGAACTCTGTACGCCACTGGCGCTCCTGCTGGGTGAGGGTTTCCCACTCACGGCCCTCAGAGGCCACTGCGGCCTTGGCTGTGTCTCGGGCCGCGGCGAGGAGTTCATCCCCTCGGGCCCTCAGCTCTTCACGTGGGCGACCACCCTCGTAGCCGGCGGCTGACTTACCCTCGTTGATCAGGATGCCGGTGCCGATGGTCCACTTACCGGCGGTGTCTTGGTAGGGGAGGTAGTTGCCAGTCTTGGGGTCGACGTTACTCACCCAACTTTTCGACTTTATATCGAAACGCCGAGACCCATCACCTTCGAGCTTCGTAATGTACTCGCTGAATTCTGAGGTCAGCGTGGGTGCGTATGTGGCCATTAGAATCCCTTAAAAGGTTTGGAGGATGATCGGTGCGCCGTGCTCTTCGGCCCATTGCTGCATGAACGCCGCGTGTTCGCGTATAGCGCGTATGCGACGTTCAGGGGCCTCTTTGTCCCTGAGTTCTTTGTACAGCGCAACCGTCTCTTTATTGGCTGTGACTGGGTCCCTACCGGGCACAGACTCTCCGAAGCCGAAGAAGCCTCCAGTGGGCTCTAGGGGCGGGAGGGCGTTTTGGAGTTCTTGGTGGTGCAAGATGTATTTAGCCTCGTGATCTTCTCTGTCGGCCTTGTCGCGAGCGGCGATTCGCTTAATCTCGTCGGCGGCTTCCTCTCTGGCGTCCTTAGCCATGCCGGCTAGTAGACGCTGGAAGGCGGGACGGTCCTGAGCAATCTCGGACGGGAGGGTCTCCAACAGCTCGTCGAAGTTGTTCATGGCCTGCCGAGCAACAGCAAAGCCTTTGTCAGTTATGAGGAGCGTCCCACCCTCGTGGAGGTTCAGGGAGCGTGCGAGCAGCTTGCGCTGATCGGTGGCGATGTCAGAGTGAGCTACGCCGGTCTTGGTCCCGTTCTCAGGTGCGGCGTGTATGATATTCATGGAGGATTCGAGGATCGAGGGGGACCAGGAAGCCTCGCGGACTGCGTCGATATCCGTCTGTGGTACAGCCTTACCCGGGTTCTCGGCCTTGAAAACATTGATTTCCTTCATCAGATCGAGGTGGGTTTGCTTGTCAGCGTCTAGCTGGTCTCTTGCTGTTGATACGCGGTCGACACCTACGGCCGTCAGGATCTTCTTCTGTAGGGTGCGGAACTGGGAGATGCTCTTGTCCGTCATGTTCGCATCGGAGTCCGCCATGACAGCATCGATGCTGTTCAGGATGAGGTCCGTACGGGGGTTCGGGATATCATCCATGCCTTCACCTTCGAGCCACTCGTTCTCTAGGGTGGTCACGGCGGACACAACGTAGGCGTCGACGTCACCAGAGGTGATGGCCTCTTCGCTGAGCTGCCCGTAGAAGTTGGTGGCATAGGCCAGTGGTCCGCCCTCGTGGAGAGCTGTACGCTGACTACCTGTCGTGACGATCTGTGCCTGTCTCTCGGTTTCGGCGACACGTCGTGCGCTGGCCTGGTCGAGCATAGAAGGGGCCCACTGGGCGTAGGCTTCCTTGATACCAGCAAGCTCGCCGGCTGAGCCTGCCTCCTGCAGGGCCAAGCCCTGATGCTCCAGCATGACTGTGCGGGCCTGCTCCACAGATCCCGTGTTGCTCATAGCGTCCAAGAGGGCACTGCGGCCTTCGGAGGCCCGCCACTCACCCAGACGGTTCTCTGCCTTGACGCGGTTCAGGCTGTGCGTACTCTCGTTGATTAGCTCGTTGATCTCACCCTCAGTGGCTAGAGGGTTACTGAGGACTTCTTGGGCGTCCTTTTCCTCGCGGTTCTTATGGCCCTCGATCAGGGCCTCACCAGCGCCCAGTGCGGCGTTGAGAATACCGATGGGATCGTTGTTGAGGATGCCTTGTGTAACCCCGCTGATGCCGCTAGCTATTGGTCTCTCAAGGCGCTTCGGCTGTAACATTACTGGGGGCATTAGAGTATCCTAGTTCTTGGAGGCTTTGAGGTATCCGCCTGCTGCGACCCCGATGAGTCCTGTTGTTATGGATGCGGCGAGGGATCCTGCCCCAAGGTTACCGACACCAACTCTGGTTTGTTCCAACCGAGCCGACACGTTGTTAAGTTGTGACTGTGCGGACTGGCGGGCGAATTCAACATTCCTGTCTACGGTAGCCTGATCAGTTCCCAGTTCAAAGTTTACAGCGCGCCCCAGTGCCTTTACAGATCGGTCACTGAGGTTGGCGTTGTCCACTGAACCCACAGCCTCAAGAGCTGCGCGTTGTAGCTGGAACCCCTGCTGTGCGGCCTTCTCGGATTCCTGGTGCTGCTCTTGGGTGATCTGGGCTTGTTCCGCAACGGCCCTTAGGTGGGCTGCCTTGTTCTTAGCCTTGCCCTCGGCGTGCTTCAGGACCGGGGTAGTGATGGCGGAGGCGGCGGCACCGGCTAACGCTACACCAGTGGCAATGGTTCCCCACGTTATCAGGTTGGGGGCAACTGTGACCAGCACCGTAGTGACACCGGCAACCACCGTGGTACTCGTGGTGGCTGTGGTACCGACGATGATACCGGCAGTTGTTATTGAGATAGGTTCGCACATAATGTGAATTTCCTAAAAGGTGTCCCGGTTAAGGAGATGATCACGTCCCCCGGGAAAGTGAAACCCATGGCCTCCAGCCACCGGATCGATACTGAGTTATGGGCCGACACCCAATTAGTCAGGCCGTCGAAGAACCCGGCCAGGAACTGAATCCACAGGCGGCTCTCGACGATCAGCTCCCTCGGTGAGACTAGGAGCCTATCCGTCCCCAGCATCCACACAGACCCCTCGGAAGAATCGGAGACTTCGGCCGCCCCGAAGAGGGCACTGGGTACGCCGTCCACGTGAATTGTGAAGATCAAGGGGCGAGAGGTCTGCCAAGCGTCTGCAAAGGCCTGCTCTGGCGTACGCTGCCAACAGGCTAACTCATCCACGTCGTCGGCCCGAAGGCCTTCAGCGAGAATGGTTGTAAGGTCCGAGGGGACTGTGGGTTTGATGATGCCGCGGGGGTTACGCTTGGCGTGAACGGTTGTAGTAGCGCCCTTCCCAGTCGAATGCGCTGAGTTTGAAGGGGAGGAAGCTGCTCGACCTGACGATGATTCTGACATTCCGGCTATCTCCCCCTATGTCAAAAGCGAACGTACCACTGTCGAGGCCTGTGGCCCCGAGGATGGCTTGGTTGATGAACTGGCTGGTGAACTGTTCACCATACACTTCAGTGTCTTCTTCGGATTCGATGTCGACGCAGAAGGTACCAGTGTCGGAGTACTTGAAGTAGCCTTTGCGGAGCTGGAGGCGCCCGGAGGCCCGCACTGAGGAAGCGCTGCCGCCGCCCCGGGCGTACGAACTGGAACCACGTACGTGGATCTCGCTCAGGGGTAGCTCGCTCTCGTATTCACGGCCGACGTAAACGTCGTGGGCCGTCTGGTCGCCTGCTACGATTACGTAGTCTAGGGGAGTCTGGTCCAGAATGGGTATGGTCTGACCACGGTCAGATCCCCAGGCGCCGCCCTTAACTACAGAGTATGTGCCACCAATATTATCCTGCTCGTAACCGGTGTCAAACTGAGTCTCATCGGTTACAGCATCGTAAACGCCCGTCGAGGTGTTGAGCGAGTCCAAGTGGACGCGGTATCCCAGTGGGGTAGCGCCTACGCCCGCATCTTCGTCCGTTTTGCCGAAGTCAATCTTCTCCAAGTGAGGACCGTCGGCCCGTTGGATGGTTAGGTACAGTACTGACTCGTGCCAGTTGGCACTCAAGATTTCATCGTTCGGTGCGAAACTCCAGCGCGACCAACTCGCCATGACTTGATCCGCACCGGAGTAGTGATAGCGGTATACGTATACCCTGTGCTCTTCGCCGGCTGCGCTCGAAAGGAGGGCAATTATATTCTTGGCCCGTCCCCCTGCAATCTTGAATACCCCTGCAGGAACATACGTGCTCACGTGTGAGGTCACGTCATCAGCCCTAAAGGTGATACCGTCCGCTGTGGAGTAGCGCTGCAACATCGTCGACCCACCTTGATCGTGTATGAAGAAGATGGCGTCGGCTGTAGCTACAGGCCTCACGGCGGAGAATGGATACTCGGCCCGCTGTTCGATGCGGGCGTTCTTGATACTCAACTGCCCATCACGGCTGCCAACCATCTCGGAGATCGTATCACCCTCTGAGGAGAACAAGGTCAAACCGGAGCCATAGGGGACCATGTAGTCCCAAGTGGAGACAACGTTGCCCGTGCCGGCCACGTCAACGGGATCGGAGTCTACGATGGTGGAGACGGTAGTGGGGTAGAAGTTGAAGAGGTCGCCGCGCTCGGAGGCGATGACGTTCTCACCAGACACCAACATCAATCGGCCCTTGTGGAAGGTGACGGCTTCAATGGTATTCCCGATGAACGAGGGATCCAAAGCTGAGTCAGCGTCACCCGCTTGTCGCGCTGTCCACGTGTTTGGTTGGAACGTGAACCCGGGGGCTGGGTGTCCAGGTATGGTCTTGACCAGAGCGTGGGGCATCGTGTCGACATCGAAGTTATTGTCCAGACCGACTTGCGCTGTTTCGACCCACACGCCACGCTTGCCGTCGAACGTGAGGTAGTATGTGCTCTCTTTAGTACCGCCTGAGCCTGTTACCTTGACGCTGAACCCGTTGATGCCATCGACTGGTAGTTCAGAGAAGGATCTGATCTCAGGGTCCTCACCATCGACACCAGTGGTGGCGAACGTGGAGATTGAGTCGCCGAAGCGATCTGATGAAGTCACAGCCTCCAGCGCGTTCTGGAACTGGTACCCGTGCAACAGGTTCCCGGTTCGGGTGAACTTCCAGTTGAGCGCGTTGGCGTGGGTTCCCGTGGTATCGCTGGGGGCGGTGGTGCTGGCTAGTTGGAGGCATAGAGCCCCCATCATAGCCTCTGTCGAAGTGTTGCCCGGGACACCAGACCCGATGGCTGCGCCATCGAAGGTCATGTCGATTTGGTTGGTGGACGTCAACCCACCGCTTCCAGTTACCACAAGGAAGAACTCGTGAGCGTGGGTACGGCCAGCGGCGGTAGTTCCACTCTTGCTGGCGGTGATCGATTTGTTGGTGATGAACGTATAGTCCGCCACGGTGATTAGATCGAACGTATCCTCCGCGTTGGGGGAGCCGGCCAACAAGGGCCCGTAGTCGAGGTAGTCGTAAGCGCCTTCGACGCCGGCTGTGGTGCCATCGTTAACCGTTATCTCAGCACCAGTGTCGGCGTTGTAAACATTCACGTCGCCGTCTGAGATGTAGCAGATGTAGGTGATGCCGCTGTTCTCGAATATGTGGGTGGCGTAGCCACCGGGAGGTTGGGCCCCACCGGGCATACCACCCATTTTAGCTGGGAAGCCCATCCCGCCCGGAGCGACTTCTAGCACGGCGATGTGCTCGGTCGGTGGGCGGCGGACAACACCGTCAGCGACGTCCGACAGAATGTTCTCTTGGTTCTCGTGTTGAGAGACAAGGCGTTGATGCGCCGGCTGGCGGGAAACTCCGTTGATCAGGGAGTCCAGACTCTGGGAGATCAGCGCGTCGGTGGGCATCAGGGGTCCTATCGGTTGTGCATGAGAGTGTAGAAACGGGGGGCTGTCGTGAGATCAAAGTCCTCTGCGTCCAACTCCTCTTCCTGAACGATGGCTAGCGATGACCCAGCCTGACGGATCAGGTCGCGGTCGACAGCCTCGGAGCCAACCGCACGACTCTGGTTGCGTATGGAAGCTGCCGCGTATACGTACTCGCGGGCGGAGCTGGGGAGGTCTGTGAATTCGAGGAGGCGGTGGATCTTCAAGAGGATACTGGGGGCCCCGGTGAAGTCGGACGTAGCGTTGACAGTGTCATACAGCACGCCGCCACGCACCACCAGGAAAGGTAATCCTTCGTCACCTGAGGCGGGGCCGCCGGAAGTGTGCTCGACGTGGACAGCGTTGGCTGGGAGGTTGTAGTTGCCACTACCGTCGACCGTCAGGCGGATCTGCTCGCGGTTGAACCACCAGCCAGCGATCTGGAACTGGCGGCTGGCCTGTTCGAGGGAAGCTATGGCGCGGGTCACGTCAAGGCGGCTGGTACCGGACAGTGTGTTCACGGGACGGTCCCCGAGATCATGGAGCATCTGGTTGACTGCTTCCAGTTTCGAGACGGGGACGCCTACGGACATACGGGGCTCGCTTTCATGGAAAGGTGAAGAGGCCGGGGCCCCCGTGTTCGACCACGGGGACCCCGACTACTTCAGTGAATCGCAACTTAGGCCGTCGCGATATCAGTGCTGGCTTCCTGTCGCAGGAAGTCATAGCCCTTCGCCATCTTGGCAACGAGCATCGTGCCCTGTCGGTTCAGGTCGTACTCACTTTCGAACTGAAGTCCGATGAGAGTGACAGAACCAGCCGAGGACATGTGAGACGCCACGGCCACGTTGGCCGAGTAGTCGAGACGGAGGTTCGTCGGGAGACTGGTGTCACCTGACAGGTCCGTCGATGGGATGTTCGTCGACTTGACAATCGCGAAGTCTGCGGCGTTCCGCATGATCGCGTTGGCGCGGGAACCGTTTCCAGCGTCATTGAAGTCACGGTCGATGAACTCACCGTCTTGCAGGAGCAAGTAGTACTGCGAAGGCCGCAGGAACAGGTTACGGCCTTCTGCCGGGATGTTGTTCGTATCGAACAGCTCAGCCGCATCATAAATGAGGGCCTTTAGGACGGAAGCGTCTGTGTCCGCGTTCGCGAGAACTTGACGGGCGCCGCCTTCGAGACCGGTCACTACGGGAGTGGCCGTTCGGGATCCGGCGATCATCGACATGAAGACGCGAGCGTCCGAATGTTCGGCGAGGGCCTGACCTTGCTGTACTGCATACTCACGGCGAACGTCAAAGTGTGACTTCGCCTCGTCCAGCACGTCGATGAACAGCGGCGACAACAGGAGGTCCTGAATGTCGATCGTATATTCATTCGAGTTAATTTGCTGGAACGTGATTTCCGTACCACGTGTGTGGAATGCGGGAGCGGCTGCTCGGCCGACTGCCGGGAACTGAGCCTGCTTTCCACTCATGATCATGCGCTCAATGTGTCGCCCTGCGGTGACAGTCTTGAGATTGTACGCGCCGAGTACGAGACCGACATAGACCTTGAGGGCCAAGTCGTCGAACGGCGTTCCGTTGTTGTTGGCATCGATAATGCCTGAAACTACTGCTGTTGCCATTGGAAGAATTCTCCGGCCTGCGAGGGACTAGATTCTTCCAGTCCTCATCGAGGCATTGATGCGCTCATCTACTTTCGCTCGGTGTACCGGATCATTCTGGTACTGCGTGGTCGAGACGAGCGCGGCTAGTTGTTCTGTGGACGTGATTGGTGCCACGGCCCCAGAGGTATTGGCTCCTGCCGCAACACGCGCCGGGGCTGGAGTTGTATATTCTGTTGCGGGGGTTGGATCTGAGAAAGTTTTACCCGCTGACAAGTACTGAGCGTTGAGCCCAGCTACTGCCATCTCCAACATGTTCGGGTCGGAGGCGGCTGCGTTGTACGATTCGATCTGGCCAGGAGTAAGTGCGTCCTTGGCCCAAGTTACCATCTCGACATAGTTGTCTTTCCCGCCGACAACGTCATGCGCCACGGCTTGAGCTTTCTCGCTCTGGGAAACACTACCGGCGATGTAACCTGCAAGCAAGTCTTCTGCATCGGTGAATCCGGCTTTCTCCAGCCGGTCGACAATATGGCCCGTGCTCTCTTCCGAAAGCTCACCAGTCTCGGCGAACTCGGCGGAGTACTTGGCCATGTCGATTCCTTCTGGAACCTCGGGCTCATCACCCTCTTCGGGCGCCTCGTCCTCTGACACTTCAGTCGGCGTCTCGATCTCTAGCGTGTCCTTGGCCTTTACGGCCCCGGCCTCCGTTACTTCGGGAGCGGCCCCAGGCTCGATAAGCTCCTCATTGGAAGCTGGTACATCGGCGCCCTCGAACTCAGCGGTGGCCTGCGCGGCTGCCTCTGTGATCTCGGCTACGTTCTCGTCGGTCACGGTGATAGAGTTACTCGACATCAGTCACCTCTACTTTCTGTACTTCAACGGGGCGCTTGTACTTCTCTTGGATAGCTTCATCATTACAGAAGACATGTCGCTCAGTCGTCACAGAAACTACCTTGGAGACACCATCGTCTCCGAGGGTCCTGACGTTTCGTTTGATGCCGACCACGTCGATGACGCAGTCTTGCTTGGGATCGTAGAACGATCGTAGTACGGGTCTGTTCATCCCGCCGGTGTCGTGGGTGCGCTGTGGGCTCTTTGCCTTTGCTTCCGCAGCTACCCCGTCCTCGGCGTTCAGTGCATCTTTGGCTTTGCTCATTTTATTTCTCGTGTCTTACCCCTGCGATGTTTGTTGGGTGGCTTGTGCTATCATCTCTTGCATCTGCTCTGGGTCCATGTTGCCCCCAACCGTGCCAATAGCTTGGCCGGCACCGGAGGACATGTCCTCGCCCACTGTCTTTTGGGCGGCTGCCCGAGCACGCTGGCTGCGGATCTCGCCGACTTCTTCCTCGGTGTAGAGGAGGCCTTCGGTGTCGACGCCAGAGCCATTCCAGATGCGGGTGTTCAGATCGCTCTCTTTCACGTAGTCCACAATGCCGGGTGAGATTTGTGCCATCTCGCCCAAGAGGGCCATGCCTTCGCGGAGGCGCTGAAGGTCCTGACCGCGACCGATCGCCGCGAGGCCCGTGACTACGCCAATGGACGTGGCGCCTTCTGGCAGCCGCTGGAAAGTCTTGTCTGTCTTGATGAGGTACGCCTCTAGGAGACGCGCCAGCGGAAGCTGGAACTCCTGTGAGAGGAGAGAGAAGACTCCGCCCAGCGTATCCTCCAGCTCCTCAGCCATCCTTCTGATCTCCTCTGCGGTCACGCGCTCTTGCTGGCGCTGGAAGGAGGAGTTTAGGAGGAAGTCCGCGGATAGGTCCTTGGAGAGGGACGCCATCTGCTGTAGCACCACGTTCATGTCGCCGCCCTTGTCGAGGCGGATCGCCGTGATGTCGTTGGGGCCCGCGGAGACTGCGCCCCCATTGGGGACCTCAGCGAATTTCTTAAACTTGGTGGGGGAGGCGGGGTCGACAGCCCAGACCACCTTGGCTGCGTTGGCACTGGCGAAGACCATGTCCCGAGACATCTGCTCGAAGGACGTGAGGTCGCCGCGGTACTCTTCAACGAAGCCCCGGCCGTAGTCTTCACCGTCTATGCTGGTGTAGCGGAGGACGAGCCACGGGAGGGTCTTTGCATTGTGGGTCTCCTCTGTGCCCTCGATCATGCGACCGTCGAACTCCTGCCAAGACTTGAAGGTCTTGCGGTCCTGACGCAGCACTCGGGTGTACAGGAAGATGGGGTCGCCGTCTTTGTCTGCCATGGCGGAGGGATCACTCTCGGCGATCATGGCTAGTAGGCGCTCGTCATCTATGGTGGTTCTGTCCAATTTCTCTACGTAGATGAGGTCAAGGAGGTTACCCTCGCCATCCCGCTTGACCGTGTAGGCGCACATTGCGAAGACCTTGAGGCCGCCCTCGGAGGGGTGGGCGTAGGCCATTACGTTGCCCTCGATGAGGAGCCTTCGGAGGATCTGGAACCCTTGGTTACGGATGCCCTGCTTGTCAACCTCAGCCTGTACGCGCATCTCGCGACGGGCCAGCTTCGACTTCAGCTCGGTGATCTCTGCGCCCTCCGCCTCAGCCGCGTCTCGGGTCTCTCCCGTCAGCTCGTACTTCATGAAGGGGGCGGTCGGGGGGAGGAGGGTGAGTAAGAGCTTGGACGAGAGATTGTTCACACCACGGGCCCCAAGGGACTGAAAGGGCTTCGGGAGGATCACGGGCTCTGAGCGCTGGCAGATGTCCTGCTGGTCGGGGGTGATCGAGGGGATCGTCACCAGAGCAGACCGGTGAGCTTCCTCCAGGTAGGTTGCCCTTTCCGACGTACGCTTGAGGTAGAGGCCTTCGGCAGATTCTGTCTGGCTCATCATGCTGGATTACGCTCCGGGTGTAGGGATGGCTAGACCTGAGCCGATGGAGCCGGCGGTAGTGTTTGTGCGTAGCTGGTTGCGTCCACGTCTCTGGACAGAGCGTAGGTCAGCGCCTTCGTCCGACTGCCCGAGATCGATCTGTGGGGCTTCGATGGGAGGGGCCGGTCTCGGCTTACGCTTGGCTTTGGGTGGGGGACACACGGCCTACTCCTCCCCTAGGATTGGCCCACTTCGGCTATATCGCCGGCCGCCAGAAGCCTCTTCGATGGTTTCGGAGACTGACTTGACTACCGGGGTCTTGCCGGTGAATCTCTCCTGCTGGAGCTTGTGTCCGATACGGCTGGCACGATGAATTTCCTTTCGGACTCGGGCGCCGGCGACTCCTTCGTCGCTCTGGATCTGTTCGAGTTTCTTACTCATTTTGTGTCCTCATCTTGGTTTTGGATGTTGCGTAGCAGTTCCACTACTGACCGCTGGCCGGCTGCGTAGAATATCTCTGCTGTAGTTTGGTTGGTCTTCGGGAGCCGCGCAGGATACAATTCGTCGAGGGCGTCCACTAGCTGGTCGCCGTCCTTGGGGATGTAATCCATTGTGTGCTCCCGTGGGGGTGGAGGGGTCTTAGCTGTGGTACACAAAGACGAAAAAGGGAGCCCTAGATTGAGGGCCCCCTGGGGGTTAGAAGACTTTGTCGGCCATACCGGCCTCAACGATCGCCTTCCCTCCAAGCAGCCAGTACTCGGCTTGCTTCTCTGTGGTCTTGAGCCACCATGCTGGGGTGTACACCGTGTGCTTGGCCATCAGCTTGGCCCAGTGTACGTGCAAGAAGTCGTCTACCTGCCTGCGATCCTTGGCTGCGCGGTAGCCCTGAGAGCCCCCGTCAGTCGTGGACTCGTGGCTCATCCACACCGTGGACTCGGCAACTGAGCGATAGCCCTTCTGGCCAGCCGCCAGGATCAGCACACCAGCCGAGCAGACTTCGCCGTACGCCTTGATGCGTACCTGACCGTGGCGGTCGATCGAGTCAGCGATGGCGAACATGGAGGTCACGTCTCCTCCGGGGGTATTGAGCCAAAGCTCCACCGGACTCTCGTCCGTCATGTAGTTAAGCATAGTCTGGAACCACGAGCCTGAGTCAGATTCTAGTTCCCCGTCTAGGTAGATAATCCTTCGGGCCCAATCAACCCCCAAGTTTACCACGTGGCTGAGGCGGGGAGCGGGGTTGAGGTTTACGGTATCGTTGTCGTCGTCCCCGTCGCCAAAGATAATCACTTCACGCATCGATCAGTCCTCCAGCAGTTCAGGGTAGAATTGATTCGATAGCATGCGGGCGTGGTCCCGCAGTGTGGCCATAGCTCCCGACTCGGCGTGCAGGTACATGTCGGGCTCGGGGAGCTGCTGGATCTCGCTGGCGTGCGAGGAGCCCAGCGTCATCGATGGTCCACCGCGGCGGATGTTTACGAAGTACGTGTCCGCGAAGGCATCCTTCAGGGCCGTGGCCTCGTTGGGGAAACGGCAGTCCGTCGAAATCCATCCGTCAATGTACCCGTACGCATCTCGGGCACGGCGGAGGGCAGCCTTGACCCATACGTCCGGGTCCATCTTCCTGAACACGTCGGTGCCCAGATGCTGTAGCACAGACCGCCGGTTCCACAGGCGAGCTTGGGTATCCATCGGATCAGGATTGCTCGACAACAGGGATTCCGACGTGGTGAAGACCTTCTCCTTGTAGTCAAGATCATCAAGCGCGTCTTCATCCCAGCCGAAGACTAGGGCACAGACTTCCTTGAGTGGGGCAGAGAATTTCAGGTCCACCAACCCGCACAGGCGCTGGTTCGTTCCATAGATGTACTCCTTGATCATCATGGCCAGCGTGTCCTTACCGGCCCCGGCGGCCCCTGTGATCACGAGGATCTTATGCTTGTCTATCTCTTGCATTACTTCAGCTCCCTGTCCTGACGTGCCACCTCGCGGTAGCCGCCCTCCTCTTTCACTGCCCAGAAAAACCCCTTGTTCCCTCTGGCCACACGCTCCAGCTTGTTGTTGGTGCCGCGCTCGTACCACACTCGTGGTTTGAGTCTAGGGGGTTGGGTGCTGTCTGTCATTAGAAACCCCCAAGTCCTTGTGGGATAGTCTGACTAACATTCATATTGTTTTGGCTCCCATAGAATCGGACAGTTATTATCGAAGTCCCAGTCCTCTGCTCTGAGGATGCGGGCGCAGCGTGCTTGGAGGAGGGCGTCCTCTGCAGTCAGCTCCTTCTTTTTGAAGGCCTCGACTACGGCGATCCACATATCGTATAGACCACCGCCGCCCCCCTCGAGGATCTTGCTGGCCTTGACTGGGCCGCACCCGGGCAGTCCGGGGTAGCCGTCGGTACGATCACCGCACAGTGTCTGGTGCATGAAGTTGTAGTTTGCCGCGGCCTCGTCCACTTCAGTGATGGCTTGAGACTCTTTCCGCCAATTGAAGTGGCGACCAGGAATTGTCAGGAGGTCCTTATCGATAGCGGCAATGACCCGCTCTTCCTTGGGGAACCCACTGACCAT